AAATAAATAATAATAGTTATTAATAATAATATGACATCAACAAGAAATAAAAATACTCAATTAAATTACAATTTAGAAAAATCCAATAAAGAAAAATTATTACGAGAGAAGCTATATTTACATTCTGCTAGTGGTCGACCTGTTACCGAATTTATTCCTTCAATTGGTTACACACCTAGCCATTTATCGAGAGATGCATTAGCAAATAATGCAATAGATATAGAGTCTCAATTACGAGGTATAGGGTCAAGTAATTTAGAAACTCCATGTAATGTGGTTGTTCCAAGCATTAGAACACTCGGTTTAGCAGATTTTTTTGAACGACAACAAAACGTAATTATGCCTTATCCAATGGTATATGAAAAGAATCAAAGACCTATACTTGGTTAAAGATAAATTAATATTTGAAAATAAATCAAGACTAATTTTTATTATAATTGAAATTAATTATAATAAAGATAATATATTAATATAAGTTAATTATGACAAACAGTAATAGCTTTATTATTAGCATCTATAATTCACGCAAAATTTTATTAGAAATTCTGCAAGAGCGTGGATTTAACATAACTAAATATTCAAATTTTGGTATTACCGAAATTGGAATTTTGCTAGAAAATAACCAATTAGATATGTTATTAGAAAATGATAATACAAAAAAAAAGATATATGTAAAATTTTATATTAGTAAGCTAATTAAGCCACAAAATATATATGATATTGTAGAGGACTTATTTCATATTGAGACAATTTTAGAGAAAAAAGATGATCTAATGATTATTATAAAAGATGAACCAAATGATACAATGATGGAAAATATTAAAGATATATGGGTTTCTGAAAATATTTATGTATCCTTATTAAACATTAAACGCCTACAATTCAATATTTTAAAGCATACATTAGTTCCAAAGCATACTTTGTTAACATTAATCGAAAAAGAACAATTTATGAAAAAATATAATGTTATGGATAAATCACAAATACCAGATATCTCCTTTTTCAGTCCTGTTTCAATTGTTTTAGGAATTCGTCCTGATGATGTTGTTAAAATAGAGAGAAATAGCAGAACTGCTATTCAATCCGACTTTTATAGAGTATGTAAGCTATATTAAAATATTACAAATATTACAAATATTACAAATATTACAAATATTACAAATTATATTATATAGTAATATAATAACAATAATATATAGTATTTAAATGAGTAATCAAGATTTATACATATTTGATCAATGTTATGAGCGAAGCACTATTATGACGGAATTAAGCTTCAATACAAATATATTAAACTCATATAATAAATATTTGGCATCAAGCGTGAGAGATTGTGAAGTACAAGCTTTAAGAACTGACAGCGAATTTTTTTTAATTAATGATATTTCATCTATTGGTACTAATAGTTATACTAATTGTTATATACCTAAACCAGATTATGAAGGTTCTTCGTCTGTAACAGGTAGTGATTCGATTATTGCAAAAGCTTTAGAATTATTTGATAGAACATTTATAGCTCCTTATAATAGACATAGTCCACAACCAACAGATACTTGTAATAACCTACTATTTAATAGCGGTTTATCTAATCCGCGATGCTTTAAGTATCTAGTAGATAATAAAGTTTACGCTCCTAGGAATGCTTATGCTTATTATAAAAAACCTATAATTAGTGTTGAAAATCGCAATATTACATTACAAGACCCACAAGTATATAAAGATGGCATAAGAGGTCTAAAAAATTATGAATATTTACTAAAGATTGATACTGGTGTTAATTTTGGTCGTGTTGGTGGACATAGTGAAAACGGAAGTTTAGCAAATGCTTTTAGAAATTATATATGCGACCCTACTACAGTTAATGATAGGATTTTAGATGGCGAAATTATTAAATTAAAACAAAATTATGAAGAGTTATTTATTAAATTAGATAATATTGCTATAGATATTTCTTCTATAAATTATTTAAATCATTTTGACGATGAAACAATAATTGCTCTAAATGTAAAAATACAACGCAGAAATAAAGAACTTACTAGTTTATTAAGTTCTGGCGGAGCAAATAACGGAAGATTAGATGATTCCACTCTCTTGACACAATTTAAGATTGTTGAAAACAGTATTTTATTATTAATTATTATTACAGCAATATTTTTTTATAATAAAATGAAAAAATAAAATGAAAAATAAAATAAAAAGCAATTATATTCAAAAAAAATATATTATATTATATTAGTAATATTATATTAATATAATGGTAAATGAAAATAAAATAATATTTTATTCTGAAGAATTAAATGAAGATATTATTCAAAATAATGATCTATTAAACTCAAAAGAAATACTAACACAACACAAAATGAAAGAACAAATAACAAGTAATTCATATAATTCTATAGTTGATTCAATTGATTATTTAGGATGTATTAATGGAAATTGTAGTAAAATAAAATGCGATTGTAACAATATGAATTGTGATTGTACACAATCAAATAATCATAATAATAGCAATCATAATAATAGCAATCATAACAATAGAAATCATAACAATAGCAATCGCAACACTAATACTTCTTTTATATCAAATTTGATAGATTTTATATTTATTTTGTTTATTATTGTATTTTTGATTTATATATTATATAAAAGAAATTCTTTACAATTATTATATGTTTTAGGAATAACTATTATATACATATTTTATAAAATTTATATTATTAGTAGTTGAAGCAATTAATTATAAAATAATATTATATAACATTTATAAATATATTAATATTATATATTAAAATATTAATACATTATGAAAAGTAAGAATAAATTTAATAATCAAAATATCAAACATAAATTCAAATTTTTTGTAATTTTTTTTATAATTGTATCTTCCGTGTATTTGTTATACTTTAACGATAAAATATTTGTAGAATCTATAATTAAAAATAGTTTAAATAGCGAAATAGACAATAAATCAAATATTATAGAGAATTTTGATGTTTCCAAATATGTAGATGTATGTAAAAATAGAAGAACTAGGTTTTATAACCATCAGCCATCACCGTTGACAGAAAAAATTATTACCACTGGAAGTAATTGTGAATATGAATGTGACAATACCGCAAATTGTCAATTTTTTACAAGGATAGATAATGCTGATGGTGTTATTGATGAAAGCAAATGTTATTTATATATTAGTCCATTAGATTCTACTACTAATCTTGATACAAATACAAATATGAGTACTAAAATTAATTGTAATTCAACAATACTACCTGGAGTAGACTATGCATATAATGGTACTGGTTATATAAATAAAAAGTATTTTGAAAACAATAAAAGCAAATTTGGCTATATTGATGCGTATTTTGATTCAGCTAATCAATTAGTATCAGAACTTAAAGCTGCAAACATAAACATAAACGAAAGTAGAAGTGCTCAACAAATAAACGATGCTGGTATTGCTAAAAGTAATTTAGTAAACAATTGGATAGATAGGTTTGCAGCTTTATTAGGTTATAATAGAGCTAATTTGGTTACAGAAAATAGTAGAACTAGTATGTTTACAGAAGATATAACAGGAGATGAAAATTATAAAAAATTACGAAAATTAGGTGATATAACAAAAGAGACACCATTATTAGAAAGTAAACTTGCTGATAGTAAGAATAGTGGATATGTAGATAATTTATTTTATACTATTTTAGCATTTATTATGATTATTACAATAATCTTATTGATATTATATAGATTAAATGATAATGTTATTATTAGTGATAGATTTATGATAATATATTTTATTGTTATTGTTTCTATATTTCTCTTTATTCGGTTTATGTTAAATAAATAAAATAATAAAATAATAAAATAAAATAATAAAATAAAATAATAAATAAAAAAAATAATAAATTAATATAATATTAATCCTATATTATGGGATATTATTATGTTAATCCATTAGGCGAGGTTAAAGATATCAGTTATAATTTTTTACAAAAAATCAAAGGAGACACTTTAACACGAAGAGCACAACTAGAAGACAGTGAACTTAAAAATGAAAGTCAAAATATTCAGTTTATATTATGGTCAATATTTACAGCAATATTTTTATTAATAGTAATAGTATATTTAAGAAAACTTAGAAGAATCGATTAGAATGATTTAAGAATGATTTAAGAATGATAAATAAGTAAATTATTAAATAATTATATTATTAAATTATTAAATTAAATAATATAATTTAATATTATATTGTTATAAATAAATGAATTATATACAGATATGGATAAATGAAAGAGTAACTAAAGAAAGAGTAACTGATAGTTTACCAGACAGAAATCAGCGAATTTCAAACAGAACAGAGGAGGTTGAAATAATAAGGACTGGTATAGCAAACCTTATGGGTTCCCCAAATGCTCAATTCCGAGTAATTGGTCAAGCTTTGATTCCATTTGGTGATATTATTATGCTTAACAAAGCTACAGACCAAGTATTAAATCGAGAAATAGAACTTAACAATATGCAAAACCTAGAGGAACAAAGGAATGGTAGATTAGAATTGATTTCTGGAATAAGAGGCGCAGTTAATGCGTATTCAAACGAAGCAGTAAAAAATCACATTAGAACAAAATTATTCCCTATAGCTGAGCGTATGGAAAGTGCTAATGCAAATGCTAGTGCAATGGCTGCGCAACAATCACAATTTCAAGCTTTAATTACACGAGCAGAAGGTGTAATACAAACATTAAATAATGACGCAACTAATGCACAATCAGCAGCAACTGATGCTAGCAGAGCAGCAACAGCAGCACAAACGGCAGCACAGAATGCTATAGATGCAGCAACAGGTGCTAGCACAGCAGAAAGTGATGCCGTTTCATTAGCAACTAGTGCTAAAACGGCAGCCACTAACGCACAAGAATATACAGAAAATGCTGAAACATCAGCTACTAGCGCGCAACACCACAGTTCAATAGCAGATAATTTTCTACAGAATACTACTAATTCTTTAATAGCAGGTGGTAGTTCAGCACCCGTAGCGAGTATAGAGCCACCTGCAGCAAGTCCTACAGAGCCCTTCACAAATAATCTTAGGTTCACAACTATTGAAGGTAATCAGAATAATACTACTACTACTACTAGCACTGATCCAACTGATCCAACTGCTATTTATACTACTGGACAATTACAAAGATTCGCAATTGCTCTAGCTAATCAAGAAGCACGAAATATGACTGATGGCCGGTTACTTCAAGCATCGGAATTATTAACACAAAAAGATACAATTGCTAATAATATATTAATGGATTATATGTATACAAATGAAAAAGGTACAACAGTAAATAGTGTTGTAAATAAATTAAGTCAAGTTAATAATGATAAAAAGAGAAAACTTGAAATAAATACTTATTATAATAAGTCTCGCGAAAAATATATAAGTATATTAAAAGTTATAGTTTTAGCTTGTATACTTTTAGTGCCTCTTGTTATTGCTAATAAAAATAAAGTTATTCCAAATATAGTGTTTATGTTTGCTGCAATAATTATCATTTTTTTCACAATAGTTTTTATTTTTAGCAGTTTTGCTGATATATATAAGCGAGATAATTTGGATTTTGATAAAATCAAAGTACCATATGATAGAGAGGCACGTTTATTAGAAGAAGAGGGTGCTATTACTAGAAAGACCAATCCACTTACATCATTAACTTTAACTTGTGTAGGAGCAGATTGTTGTGATTCTACAATGTCATATGATCAAGCTAAAAATAGATGTATAGAAACAGCAGATTCTATGGCAACTGAAAATTTTGATAATGTATTTGATAGTTTTGCTAGTATGAATAATAGCACAATAGTTTACCCATATAATACTGAGGGTTTTATTAATAATACTACTACGAAAAATACACTTATCCAAAATTCTTTATCTTGTAGCGCACCTAATGAGTTTATCTCAGAAACTTGTCAAGCCCAACGACTTAGAGGTTAATTTTTCATTATGTATATTATTATTATGTATTATTATGTATATTATCTATTATTATGTATATTAGTATTATTATGTATATTAGTATTATTATGTATATTATTATTATTATTATATATTATTATATATAATAAATAATATAATAAAATATGGGACAAGGTAGTTCAACAAGTTGTAATATACCTGTAGATTGTGAACCAGAAGTAGCATATGTAAGGAGGGAATGTGAAAAAGCGGGAAGCAACGCACTGGAAAGTACTATAGCAGCAGCTATGAATGGATTATTTGGTCCTGACTTAGCCGATCAATTAATTACCGCATATAAAAACGCACGCAATAATGTCCGAAGTCAGTGGGAACTTGTACAACCAGATGTAGTATCGAGTCGTAATATTTATGAAGGTTTTAAAGAGGGAGCATCAAATAACAATGAAGAATGTGTAGAATGTAGTTGTTCAGAAGCAGCAGCAAAAATTATAGCTAAATGTCAAGCAGCTAGCATAATCCCTAGTTACATATCAAATATTGTAGATAATGAATATATACCACCGAATTTTGCAGCTGCTATTACACCGGCGCCAGATAGATGGACTGCTATTTCCACTCCGGGTTTATATGAGCCTCTCAATAATAGTAAAAAAAAGGAGCCTTTCAATAATAAAAAAAAAGAGAATTTTGATAATATAGATAATAATATAAAATTATATAAGTTTGTAAGAGACGCTATAGGATATCGACATCTAAGATTTAAAGATGTTGACGTAGCTCAATTTCAAGAAGACTGTGCAAACAATTCATATGTTTCATTACGACAATTTTTATCAGATGAAAAGGCAATATTAGATAAATTATATACATATTATGTTACATCTGTTCGTAGTTATGAAAGTCTTTTTTTACAAAGAGAATCAGTAGCTAAAATTATAAATAATAAATTAGATGAATTAGAAAAAATACAGAATAAAATAGATAGTTATAAAACTAATTTACACGTTGATAATAGAAAAAATAGCTATCAAACTAGCAACAATGACTTTTATAAATATATCAATAAATTTATGGTAATAATATATTATAGTTTATTTATTTTGTATTTAATATTTTCTAAATTTTTCGGAGAAAAACAATATAAGAATAAGAAAATATTAGTAATATTATTAATATATTTAATAATTCCAATAATATTAAGTTATTTAATAAATATAATATATGAAGGATATATATATATTTTAGAAACTAATAATATAAAAGATGATACAAAAAGCTATGCTGATATTATAAAAAATAAAATATTATAATATAAAAAATAAAAATTTAAAATTAAAATATTAAATAACAACATATACACTATTCTTCAGTATCACTAGCATCATCATAATTAATTTCAACATTATACCATTTGCCTCTAGCACATTTTCCATATTGTTTATTCATATAGTCTGTAATTTCTTTTCCATTTGGTATATTATTCCGTCCATATTGCATAATATACCATTTCTTGAATTCTTCCAATAATTCTGTCTTTTTAATAAGTCCATCGCGCTTTCTGAATATTTTGTCTTTAGCGAATTCAGTTAAGTAATCTTGCCCCTCACGATAAGTATCACTAATACTTGTAACAATCTTGGCATCTTTAACAATTCCTTGTGTTTGATATGCCATATTAACCAACATAGAAGCTAATACTGGAGCCCACACTGTAAATTTTTCGTCTATTTTCTTATCAATTAAATATTGATATGGAAAATTAGATCTAGGAAATTTATCTTCATCTTGATATGGTGTTTCGAGAAATTTAGACATAAAGTCGCAAATACGAATACGTCTCCAAGTACCATCATCGTTTGTATTAATATCAAATAGTACATTGGTACATACAACAAGTTTAAATTGTGGAATAAATGTTACACTGTCTTTAAAAAGGGCACGACCCTGAATAGGGTCACCGCCGGTAATTTCTTTCATAATACCTTCATTAATCTTATCGCCTTTACTAGGTTCTTGCATAACAGCATAACGTACACCCATAAGCGCAACAATTTCGGAAGATGTTGAACCTACACAGCTGCGATTTTGTGTGATTAGTGTAATAGGAATGGTTGCTTTGTATTCGCCTAAACATTTGCTCATTAATTCAACTAATTTTGATTTACCGTTACATCCACTGCCTGTATAAATATTAAATGTTTGATTAGTAGTAGTTCCAATTAATGTGGATGCTAAATGCTCCCACATATAGCGTCGCAATTCTTCATCTGGAAATAATTCATCCATAAAGTTATTAACTTCTTTTATAATAGAATCATAATTATTAGTAGTACTTGATTTACATGAACTTGTTAAAGTTTTATAAGGAATATAGTCAATATTTGTACATTTAGAAATGAAGTCGTCTGGCTTACCTTTTCTGTGAGTTTTATTTTGAAAATCGATAACATAATTATTGAAACATAGTAAATAAGGATTAGCATCTAATTTATTCATAAATTCTTTATCATAAAATAATTCTTTTGCTTCTCTCATAATGTTATTTTTCCAACTGGTAGTTTTAAGTAAAATACAAATATCGCCTAGTTTATGTGAACGAATCTTTAAATTTTCGGTATTTTCATCATTATTCTCTTTCTTTGTAATGATCTCAATAAGTTCATGCGATTTTGCACAATATATATCGTGCATTTTTTTGGATATTAATAATCGGAGTGTGCTTCCTGAATCGATTTCATCCCATTTATGATTTTTGTATTCATACCACTGATTATTTTTAATACTTACGCATATAAACTGGTCTTTAAATAGTTGATATAATACAACAGCCAAATCAAATTCGGTCACTTTGTCTTTTAAAATCATAGTTTGTAGCGTTTGATCAATATAATACGAAATAGTCTCGCTGCGAATTTTATTATATTCATTCAAATTATCTGTTTTAGCCCAAAACATAATAGAACGATTTGTTAGACCATCATTATTTTTAATATCAAATTTTTTCCACATATTATAAAATTGCGGAATATCAGAATAATTAAATGAACTTGATAGGGAGCTCAATTTAATCCATGTCAAAAATAATTTTTCGTGTGTATTTTTTAGTGCCCATCCTACACGAATCCACTTATTATAAGCGCCACTATTATAATAGCTTTCAGGTAGAATCATAGCAAATTGATGTGTTTCTTTTACTTCATATTCAGTACAGGCAATTTCTTCAATAAAACATTCAATGAGGTTGTCTAATGTAGCCTTATTATCAATTTTTGAAAAATCATACATATTAAGGTCGATTTTGGAACTAATAACATTCACTTTTGGCTTGTGTTCGCGATTATGCAATTCTTTTTTTTCAAATTCTATTTTTGAAAGAATATTTTGATTATTTTTTAATTCAAAAGATGGATGATTGTTATAACGAGCACTCATTAAAGGTAAGTGTTCTTTAATAACGATTTTTGAAATATTAAATTCTTTAAAATTCCATATTTCTTCATCATTATCGTAAGTTAATTCAAAATAATAAGTCAAACAATACGCTTTATGCTGCGGTTTACGAGAACCATAAATTTGCCAATTGACAAAGCCTTTTGTTATTCCTTCATCAAATACATCTTCATATTTATTTGTAATAGGAATATTATCCCATATACCTTTAATTTCATCAATTACCATTTTACGCAAAACACACTGCACAGCTTTGTGAGTTTTAATACAAAATACAATATGAATACCATCTTTTGTTTTATCTTCAGTAACATTTACACTGGGCTTTTCATAAATGTATACATTTATTTTTGAATTATTAGGAATATCATAAATTAGGTTTAATTTGTTAGCATATAATGCTACCAAATCAATAATATGGTCTTTATTATGTTGTCTCTCATTAATTGATTTGTCATAGCGCAAATCAACGTCAACCAATAAAGGCCCGTCTTCTATTAATTGCTTTTCAGTCAAATATTCCTTGTTTTTGTCTTCAAAAACATGCATATAATATTTATTCCAAAATTCGGATAAATTTGTAATATTATAACTTCCACCATAAATATTTAATTCTTTATTCCCTATTTTAGTATGTGTAATGACACCTTTATCTGCTTTAAGTGATTTCAAATATTCATCCCATTTAGATGAATTAGTAGTACCGTTTATATTATTTGTCATTACAATTATTTAATAATTATATATAATAATATATTTTTATTTCAATTTTATAATATTTTAAAAATCTAATTAAAAATAATATTATAAATATAATATGGATTATGAGTATAAATAATAATACTATAAAAAGAATAGCAAAGGATGTTAAATATATAATAACTAATAGTGTTTCTTTAAGTTCGGAAAATATATATTATATGCACGATGAAGAAAATATAATGAAAGGTTATGGGTTAATAATAGGTCAAAAGGACACTCCGTACGGATATGGATATTATTTTTTTGAATTTATTTATCCATATAATTATCCCTTTTCGCCACCAGAGGTTCATTATTTGACAAATGATGGGACAATGCGTTTTAATCCGAATTTATATACTAATGGAAAAGTGTGTTTATCAATTTTGAATACTTGGGCTGGCGAAGGTTGGACGGCTTGCCAAACAATACATTCGTTATTGCTATCATTATCAAGTATACTGTGTGCTAATCCATTATTAAATGAGCCGGGGATTAAAGAGGAACATAATGATGTGCATAAATATAATTATTTGGTTAGTTATAAGAATATAGAATTTTCAATATATAAAGTTATTAGATTTGTGTGTTTTAACGAAATTAATAATTTAAGTAAGCAACATATTTCGATTATGCATAAGTTTAAAATGATTATTATTGAAACATTTACAAATAACAAGGAAAAGATTATTGAGTTTATTAATAATAATAGGGTAAAATATCACGATTTGATTAATGTATCTTATAATATTAATCCTAGCACTACTAGCAATAGCAATACTAGCAACGAGACTAATACTAGCAACGAAACTAATACTAGCAACGAAACTAATAATATAAAACACACAAAAAGGTCAAACTTATATATATCTGTATACAATTTAAAATATGATTTAGACTATGATATATTGAAGAAATTAATATTAGAAATTAATATTGGAAATTAATATATTGTAAAATTGAGTAATTATTTAAATAATTAACTATTATAAATATATACTAATTAATTATGGATTTTTGTTCTAACTGTAACAATATGTATTATATTAAATTAAAAAATGAGGATTGTGATAAAATTGTTTATTATTGTAGAAATTGCGGTACCACCGATGATAAACTAGTAAATGTAAGTAAATGTATTTTAAAAGAAAATATTAATGTATCAGAAGATAAATTTAATGTTCATATTAATAAATACACAAAATTAGACATTACTTTACCACGAATTAATTATATTAAGTGTCCTAATGAAAGTTGTGAAACAAATAAGTCAGATTATGATGTAAAAAAGAAAGAAATTATTTTTATTAGGTATGATGATATTCTAATGAAATATTTATATTTATGTAGCCATTGTGATTGTGTATGGAAAACAACATAAAATATAAACCATTATTTATTATTTATTATTTTTTTTACTATAATAAATAATAGAATAAATAATAGAATAAATAATTGATATAAATTTAAAATATTTAAATATGAATATTAATATAATGGTAGATAATAATCAAGATGAACAGGATGTAGAAGAGATTGAAGAGCCCGAAAATACAGATGATGAACTTGAAGCGGATGTATCTACAGATAATGAAGATAAACAAAGCAATCTTGATGTTGATACTGAAGATGAAGTAATTGAATCTGAAGATGAAGAAATAGATGAAGAAAAATTATATGAATCAGATGATGCATCAGATAAAATCAATGTTTTTGACAATTCAAAAACAAATTATGTAAAGTATGACCATGAACTTGAAGATGTAGGCGATACTGATAGTTATAAATTAAATGAACATTTCAAGAAGAATCATATATTAAATTATCATAATGAGTGTTTACATAAAAATTTTAATGAAATAAAAGAATTGTGCAAAGTTACACGAGATAAAGATGGTGTTATTATTGATGAGTTACACAAAACTATACCATTATTAACAAAATATGAAAAAACAAAGATTTTGGGTATGCGTGTAAAGCAACTAAATAATGGAGCGCAATCCTATATAGTTAATAGTGAGAAAACTATTGATAATTATGTAATTGCTTTACTAGAATTAGAACAAAAAAAAATTCCTTTTATTATTCAACGACCATTACCAAATAATAATTTTGAATATTGGAAACTACATGACCTAGATATATTATGAGCATATGATATAATATAATCTTATCGCTTAAACCTATTTCCACAATCTAAGCATGTAACAAAAGTTGTCATAGGCTCATCAGCGCTTCGTGTTTGTAATTGATAATATGTGCATTTTTTTGATTTACATTTTCCACAAATAAAATCATCTGTAGATGCTTCTATTTTTGGCGTAAACTTATTTTCATCTTTAATACGTTTTTCTTCTATTAATACTTCCCACAAGTCAGGACGCATTTCTTGGTGATTCATAAAAGCAAGCTCGTGTGCTTTAAACGACTTTGATAGTAGTTTGTCAACAACTTCTTTATTTTTAAGATTTAATAATATAGAACGCAATTTTTGAATATATAAAATAACAAATGAGTCATTAGACCACTTTTTAATAAGTTTTTTTTCATCGCTCATAGTTAATGTATAATTATAAATTCCCTTTTCTAAGTTTGTACTTATTTTGTCATTATTAATACTATGATTAATCTTAGCAATTACACATTGTCGAAATTTTTCAGGATCACTAATAGTTCTTGAATACTTACTCATTATAAACACTTAAATAATTATATAATTATATAAATAAAACTTTATATAATTATCAATTTTATAATTTTATAATCTTATAATTTTATAAATCACTAGGTTCTTCATCTGAATAACAATATAATTCATAACTTAATTCAGAATTATGTTCAAAGTCTTCAGCTTTATCTACACATTGTAACATATTAACATTATCATTATCGGTGTGATTTTTAGTATGCTTTGTCTTATTATCTGTATCACAATCGTGAGAATTATCATCATTATTACTAGCAGAACCAATTTCGATTACTTCTTTTAAATCAAAAAATTCATTGAAGAACTTGCTATCTAAATTGATATATTCTTCTTTGCTTTTAAGTAAAAAAATACACTTATTATTATTATTTACATTTATAGAATATTTTAAAAAAATGCTATGCTGATTGAAAACTTTAGAGACACTATCTTGTTTTGACCATAATTCAAGCTGTGTAATAGTATCAATATTCCAAGTATATAATTTATTAAAATTATTAGACGATTTGTAACCGCATTTTTTATAAATATTCTCTTCATCTACATTTTTAATTTTAAACTGTTTAAAAGCGCAATTTTTCAATGTTATACACGAAATCATATTATTAATAAGTTATAATAATTTAGCAATATTTGTTTAAGTAATTACAAAATATATAATGAGTTGTAATTAAATATAAATTTTTAAAAATAATATACAAAACAAATGATTTTATATATTATTAGATGGGCTTTCATATATATATTACTTATCTATTTATTACATAACTTGTATTTATTTTTTCAAGATAACTTGACTACGACAAAAAACAAGGATTTTTATAATAATGTACCAATTGAGCCAAAAGTAGAAAAAAAAATAGAAGTAAACATAGAAAAAAATGTAGAAAAAATAAATACGGGTTTTAAAGATTTAAATACTGATTTTACTTATCAAATGAAATATGAATTAAATGATTTTATAAGCAAAATGAAAAATGAAAAATGAAAACTATTTTTTTTTAAAACTGAAGACAACTAATTTAAATATATAATGTGTAATATATTATTAAGCTATTAAATGCTTAAGCAGAAGCAAAAACTTACATTGAACAAATTTAATGATTTTAAATTTATTAGCAAGAGATGTCCATTAAACAATTTAATGAATGTTAATTCAAATTTTAATATAACAAATTTAGCAAAAGCAAACAATTTAGATTATTATTATATATTAAATCCAAAAGGTAGGCGAGGCTATTTATGGTTTACATATTATAAAAAAGAGATGCTTTGTTTATTAATATTTATAAATAATAAAAAGTTAGATGATATTAGTAATGAATTTTATAAATATGAAATAAATTATGATAATACATTATGCTATAATAATGTATTATTAGTGGGAACATATTTTTACAAATATAATAATAACAAACCATTATGCTTACAACATTATTATGTAATTGACAATGTATTGAGCTATAACTATTATAATTCTATTATAAGCGTTAATAATTCATCAAGCTTAAATTTGAAGTTAAATTTAAGTAAAAAGGTTGTTCAACATATTAGTAACGCAATTTTCAATATTTATTTAGGAATAATTTTAAATAATTATGATAGTATTTTCAAAACAGTGTATAAGTTAAATTATGATATATATAGTGTTTCTTGTTATAGTAGTAATAAATATTTAGGAAATTTTATATTAAATATTCAATTGTCAAAAACAATTAACAAAAATGAATATAATTATGGTTATAATTTTAAAGTAACAGCAAGTATAACTCCTGATATATATAATTTATATATTTTAGAAAACAATAAAGAAGTATTTTATGAATATGCGTTAATTGATAGCTACAAAACAAGTGTATTTATGAATGATTTATTTAGGAAAATAAAAGAGAATAAAAATCTAGATCTTTTAGAGGAAAGCGATGAAGAAGAAGAATTTGAAAATATTAATGTAGAAAAATATGTTAATCTACAAAAATTTTATATTATTGAATGTTTTTATAATAAAAAATTTAAAAAATGGATTCCAAAAAATTTAGCAAAAAATAATTATATAATTGATAAAAATAAAATTAATTTAATTAAAAATAAAAATAAAATCTTTTTATAATATATAAAAAAATGTTGTTTGCGTCAAATGATCTTATAGTTCAGGAAGGTGGTCAGCAGAGTCAGCAGTATCAGCAGGGACAGGGATCCAAAACCGGCGGCAGAAGAAGACGTTCACGCAGAGCGAAAGGCTCGAAAAGAAGAAGACATAGACGTACCAGACGCCATCATTAATTTAAAAAACTAATATAGTATAATATAATTTATAATATTTTTATAAATTATAGTATGTTGGGAGGTTATTTATATAATAAAAAACTGCCAAGTTTGAGACGTGCTACAAGGCGTGCATCCAAGAGTTCATCCAAGAGTTCAACTAGGCGTTCACCTAGGCGTTCATCTAGGCGTTCATCTAGGCGTTCATTTAAAAATAGATTAAAAGGTATTTTTGATTAAATAATATAATATATTATAATTATTTAAAGACTCAGCATTAATAATTATAATAGACTATTTAGTAATAATCTATTCTTTTTTAGCATTGGTGCCCGAGCGGTCTAAGGGGTGCGACTCAAGTTCGTATGGCGTAAGCCTCGTGGGTTCGAACCCCACCCAATGCATAATTTTTCAAAAAAAATTTATAAATAATTACATTTAGTTATTTATAAATTATTTTTTTTTTACTTTTTACTTTTCATTTTTTGTTTTATGCTTTAAAATGATACACGACTAATCATACTTTTTTGACGCACAAGAGGAGGAGGTGAACATAAGTCACTCTTTACTGGTGGGGTGTCCGGACAATAAGATTGACTACGTTCTGTTTGTGTAAATGCGGTATTCAAGCTACTTTTTTGCCTATTTGCAACATTAGCAACAGACCTATATGCAGAATTACATTCATTTGCTGTTTCACTATAATTGATGGCGTGACTCGGTAGAATTCCAATTTTGGCAGCCTCTAAAATAGCGTCTTGATTAGCACCTAAATAAATCAACTCAATATTATACGATTCTTGAGCACTTGTAATAAGCTTTTTAAGAGATTTAGAAGTAAAATTTTTACTGCAATTTTCACAACCATCTGTCGTAATATAAATCAAACACTTATTATAACTATTTGGATTATGAAGTTTTTTCTCCATAAAATAGGTAAGAGTGGAACCAATAGCATCATATAGCGCCGTTTGTCCACGAGGAACAAATTGCCGCAATTCAAGCGGTCTTACATCCTTAATATTTAGCGACCTAATCAACATATTCTCTTCATGATCAAATAACTTAATAGATACATTTACAATCTCTCCGGGCTTGACATCTTGCCTAATAATAGTTAAAGTTGAGTTAATTCCCCCAACGGTGTCTGCTTCCTTGCCCGACATAGAACCCGAACGATCAATAATAGCAACAACTTCTTGGATAAATGATGTCATAATTTAATAATATTTAATAATATTTAATAATCTTAATAAAATAATTTTAAATCAATTTTATTTATAGACTTATAGATTTATAGATTTATATAAATTACAAAATAAAATAAAAATTGAAAAAATATAAGGGTTATTTATAATTTATATATATTATAAATAAATGTCATATAAGGCAAAAGTATCAAATGTTGATGAGCAAAATGGAATTTTGACTTTTACTTTAAGTAATGTAAATGTTAGTTATGCTAATGGTTTACGAAGAATTATATTGTCTGAAATCCCAATTATTGCAATCGAAAGTTATCCGCACGATAAAAATAATGTAACCATTTTTACAAATAAATCACGATTAAATAATGAATTAATTAAGCAACGATTGAGCTGTGTGCCTATTCATATTGATGCTTTAGAAGACTTTCCATATAATGATTATGTTTTAGAAATAAATAAGAGTAATGCTAGTAATTTAATTATTTTTATTAGTAGTGAAGATTTTCAAATAAAGAATATTAAAACCGGAAAATATTTAACACGAGCAGAGGTTCAAAAAATATTTCCGCCTGACCCAATTAGTGGAGATTATATTGATTTATTGCGCCTAAGACCAAAATTATCTTCAAATAATGATAAAGAACAATTACATTTAGAAGCAAAATTTTCAATTAGCAATGCTAAAAATAGCGGAATGTTTAATGTTGTAAGCACATGTAGTTATGGAAATTCGCTTGATCAAGTAAAGATTTTAGATGCGTGGGCTCTAAAAGAAGAAGAACTCAAGCTAAAACATACCAAAGAAGAAATTGTAAATAAAAAAAAGGATTGGATGATTATTGATGCAAAGCGGCATTTTGAGGAAAACAGCTTTGACTTTATTATAGAAACAATTGGAATTTATGATAATTTTAGATTACTTGAAACTGGCGCAAATATATTAATTAAGAAGTTATATAGCTCTCTTAATCTAATAAAATCAAATATTGATTTTATTACAGAAATTGAAGATACTATGGAAAACTGTTACACTATTACGCTAGATAATGAAGATTATACTATTGGGAAAATTATTGAGTTTAATTTTTATGACAAATATTTCATTCAATCAAAAGACCTTAATTATGTAAGCTTTCTAAAGAAACATCCGCACGACAGTTTTAGCATTATCAAATTATCTTATAAAAATTCTATTACAAAAGATGACATTATGCTTAATTATGAAGAATGCGTTAATAGCGCAATATTAGTTATTAATTCAATCAAAGAATATTTTAGTTCTAAGTAATACTTACGACCCTAAGTAATACTTACGACCCTAAGTAATACTTACGACCCTAAGTAATACTTACGACCCTAAGTAA